GCGATTGTGTATTTGAATACATTTATGAATACCATGTGGGGAGAAACTTTCGTTATCTCTAAGAAGTTGAAGCAGGGTGATGAACCTATAGAATGTATATGCAAGCGTTCAGTTTATGGTACATCATATATCCCAAAGACACTAACAAGTGTTATTACAGAAAAGGGTGTTCTGCAAAGACTCTTGATATTTATATGGGAAGTGCCACAAGATGTGCAGAAGAAAATGAGAAGAAAGTTAATTTCTGATTATGGTACTGTGCAACAAAAAGAAGCACCGAAGATTAAATACTCAAAAAGTATTGCTACGATTTATGATGCTGTAAAGGAACGTTATGATGAAGTAGGGCAAGACCCACTTAAGGTGATAAAGATAGCACCTGATGCGAGAGATGCTTTATTGCGTGAATGTATTCTAATGGAGGAATATATTAGCCATAGTAGACCAGAAGTGTTTCAAGCAGTTGAAACTTTTATTAACAGGATATTGAAACATATCCAAAAACTGGCAGTATTGTGTGCAGTAGCGGAAGCCCCAAGTATAAAGGATAAAAGCAAAAGATTTATTGTTACACAGAAAAATGTGCAACAAGCGGCCTCGATTGTTCGACAATGTTATAAGAGTCTCGTATCTTGGCTAGATGAGGCACTTCGGGTTGAGAAGGTAGCAGTGGCACAAACAGCAAATTTAGGAGTGTTTAAAGCAATATATCGTGATATGGACAGTAACGATGGATGGGTGCATAAAACATTATTACTTCAAGAGGTTAGAAAGAAAACTCAGAAGGGACAACAAACTATTTACAATTGGTGGAAGAAATCTATTGGGGAATACTTTGAAGAAAACAGAATAAATAAAAGCGTTTACGTTAAATTAAAGGAGGATATGACATGAGTTATGAAGGAGCAAAATATGAATATAAGTTTCTTGTATTCAGTATATTGAATGGGCCTAAGAATATGATAGATAATCTAAATGCAGAAGGCAAAGATGGTTGGGAAGCATATGATAATCTATCTATAGGTGAAGAGAGAATAGTAACTTTCCTACGCAGGCAAGTTAGTGCGCCAAAGGTTATTGAACCAAAGGCAGAAAGAGAAAAGACATTGAAGAGTTTATGGGGTGGTGGAGATGAGTAAAGCCACAGGAATAGTTAAACCAGTAGTAACGATTGTTGCAGCAATATTGGGGATGAGTATATTTGGGTAATGTATTAGCATTAGATATTGAAACAAAAAACTTTGCTCACGAAATTGGTGGGTGGGGCAATACCCATATGTTTCTTCCATCTGTAGTTTGCACATGGGATGGTGATGTGGGTACTGTTTATATTGATAAGGCTGTAGATGATTTAACGAAGGGAGGTACTGTTGTTAAATCATTAAGACAGTTAAAGTTTGACCTAGACGACCATATACAAAAGGGTGGTATATTACTAGGACATAACTTAGCAGCCTTTGACCTACCAGTATTACGTGACTCTATGGATATATTTTGTATCAATAAATACTTTAATAAGAAAGCCTACATTGATACAAGTAGGGAAGTAAGTACCATAACAGGACAGCGTTTTAGTTTAAGTAATTTAGTAAAGCACACATTAGGTGATGCAAAAACAATGGATAGTGCAGACGCACCTGTTATTTGGAAAGAAGGTAAATACTCAGAGGTTGCTGAGTATTGTTTAAAAGATTGTCAATTAGTTTATGACTTGTGGAAACACGGCAAAGATGAGGGATTTGTAAAGGGTTATTCAATTGATGACGAAGAAGAAAGAACATTGGAGGTAGATTGGTAATGGCAACAACATTAGAGATAGTGCTATGGATTGTATTTGTACTTGCTATTAGTTTACTATTCTTCGCGGCATTTGGGTCTGCAAAGGTTACAAATGAAACCATAGAAGAATATATGGAACAACTAATTAGTGAGGAACAACAACGTGGCACTTAGGGAACAATGTGCCAATTGTGGCGAGGAAACGATTCCTAGAAGAATTCTAGGTTTCTATGTGGGTTCTCCGCAAAGGGTTAAGATTTGGGAATGCAGGGAGTGTAATGCTCTCTGGTCTGAAAAAATCTTACCCTTAGCGGAGGCCCACTAAATTTTTTTTGGTTTTTCAAAACCCCCAAAAACGGCTTTTTAAGAAAACGTCAAAATAAGGCTCTAGGAAAATCAACTTTTGAGAATAGCCTATTTTAGATTCGATGTTAAATAATGTCGGTTTTCTCATTCTTGTTCGCGCTGATAGAGGTCGCCTGTGACCCCCAAAATATCACCGTGATTCGCCTGAAAAATCCTACTTGGATGGGCCTTGAATGGCTATTAGAGGCCACAAAAAACCAGATTCCGGTTAGTTTAGCACCGACTCACAAACACGCTCTATGGCGTTCTTGTTGGGTAATATCTTAGACCCACTCTGGTTTAACAGGCATATTGGCTATAGCGTCATCAGGGGTGTCTTCATCTGTAATGTCTAGTAAAGCCTGTCTATATGTGGCTAGTTCTGCTTGTTGAGTTTCAGTCAAGGTGTTGTATCTTAATACTCCCTGATGTATGTCAACTCTTTTTAGATATGTATCTCTCATTGCTCTAATTTCATCCCATGCATCTGCTAATAATTCGTCTTCTACTGATATAGAAGTATCAATAAACGGGCCACTTATTGATGATGGTTGCGCCCATGTTATCTCTATTTTTTCATTACCGTCTTCGTCTGTTACGACTGTTTCTATTCTTTCTCCTCGATGTTCCATGTTATTTCCTCAGAAGTTTGTTAATGCTCTTGTAAAGTAAAGGTCTATCTTCACGATGAATATGTCTAGGTTTCCTGATTCTCTTCTCATTGAGTATCCTTTATTTTTAGGCATATTTACATCTAAGCCAGTTGCTAAATAAATATATTGATTACCATTTGGATTTGAGAAATCATTACTTAAATCTGCTGTAATATCTGTAATGACGTTTGCGGCATTTCCACTATGGAACAATCTCCATGTTTGGTCTGCTGTGTTACTTGATTGGCTTGTTGATGTGTTTATAGTAATTTGAACTGCTCTTAGTTTAGCATCGTATGGTAGGGAAAAGGCGTTGATGTTACCTTCATCTCCATCTGTTATGTGATGTAATCCTGAACCCTGACCTGTTGATGTTCCATAGTTCCTAGCATAGAAATGCTTGTGTTCCCATGTTCCCCAACCGTTAGGCCCACTTGCTGTAACGGCTCCACCTTCTACTTGAATAGAAGGTATGGCTCCATCATCTCTGTCTGTCCTAACATACAATGTTGCATTATCAGCATAGACGCTATCCTCAACCAAAGATACTAATGGGTTTGATGTGCTTGAATCATTACGATAAGCGTAAATTGTAGGGACACTACCATCTGTTGATTCGACTTTTAGCATAGCATTAGGTGTTGTATCACCAATACCAACTAAGCCCGCAGTAGTAATTGTAGCCCTTGCAGAACCATTAGTCTTCAGTTGCAAGTTGTGATTGTTTGAAGTTCCAATGATTCCTGCGCTCGCTTGTGCTTGTAAATTGAGAGTAGCCCCGCTAGTTCTAGCAAGATTTATATCAGCGTTTCCACCACCTAAGCCAACAACGTCTATTTCTACGCTAGGGTCATTCTTATTGATACCTACATTACCTGCTGATGATATTCTTACTCTTTCATGTGAAACGGTATCATCATCGTCATCAATAGCAGATGTAAAGAATACTAAGTCTCCACCTTTATCTCCTGTACCTTGGTCTTCAGCAGCATAAGCAGCAATACCAGCAGATGCTTCTAAAACACTGCTTGGGACATTACCATCGTGAGAATCAAAACCAATACCACCAAGAATATCGTTTGCTGATATTTCAGCACTATCTCTAACAATCATTATTCCGTTGTCACCATTAGCACCAGAATGATTTATTTCTAGTGTGTTAGCGGCTTCTAAACCACCTGTGTTTGAATTATTATTACCAATACCAACACGGCCATTGTTATCTTCTGTTATTACCTTTCTTAAGTTACTCCAAGTTGTATCTTCTCCTGTTCTAAAGTAAAGGGGTTGATTTACTTGTACGTTTGAAGAGGAGTTTGAAGATATTAATTGCCAAGCAGTATAACTGTCACCCCATCCTTTCATCGTTAATACTCCATCCCAAGAGTTAACGCTACCTGTAATATCATCTGTGAAATGGAATGAAGCAGCCCTATCAGTATGGTCATCTGGAGTTATATCACCATCTGCTCTAGCATCTCTAATTCTTACTTCTGAAACATTACCCGTAATCCAACTAGAAACTCGGCTAAATGTTGCTTTACGGTTTGTTCCTCCTGCTCCGTTATCTACAATAATTAAGTCTGTATTTGCTATTGATTCACCTATGTCTGTACCACCGTCAATATCTAATGTAGTAATATCACCATCATAAGATGAACCGCCAGAAGCAGAAGCGAATGATAAATTACCAGAACCATCTGTCTTTAAGAACTGCCCATTAGAACCATCAGCAGGAGGTAATTTCCAGATTACATTTGATGAATAAGTAGAATCATCAGGAGACTCGAAGCCAACGTAATGGTTGTTATTCTCATCATAGAATCTTACTTCTCTTTGTTCCATCATTCTTAAGTCACGGAAAGTCAAAACATGGTCAGACATTATTCTAAAGATGTTAGAGCCATTTACATCAAAGTAATTTCCTGTTTGACCATCTATATTCAATAGTCCTGTATCATTTTGTATTGTTGCTGCGCTACCATCGTGAGTAATGAACATATCATTATCTGCACCAAAGTATAGTTTTTGACCATCTGTAGGTAAGAAGATGTTACCAGTATCAGAACTAATCTTTAATCTAGCAATGGTGTCATCAGTATAATTTTCAGTATCATTATAAGAAGTCATTGCATTAGTAGTACCTGAAGTTAATTCTAGATTACCACGCCCGAAAGCATCGGTAGCAACAAATCTTAGCCCTGCACCTATTCTACTTCCAGTACCACCCGTACTATCTTCGTTGTTATAGAACAATAAACTACCAATCTTATCACCAGCAGAATGGGCTGCATCTCTACTGTTAAGAAGTATAGCAGGATTATTGGTAGCAGTTACATCTAATAACGCTCTAGGAGTCGTAGTGCCTACTCCCATTTTAGCATCATAAGAACCTTGTGAGCCTCCGAAGAAGAAATGACCATTACCAATGTTTACGTCTGCTTCCCCGTTATATGATAAGTGCATAATAGAGGAACCCGATTCATCATAATGGAATGCTAAGTCGTTTCCTACAACAATTCTGAAATCATCGTCTTGGAAATTTAGGTAAGTATTACCATCTCCATTATGATAAATTATATTGTCTACACCGATATTACCTGCTACGTCTAATGCATAATCAGGGCTTGTGGTTCCTATTCCAACATTACCAGAGAAATAGTTCTTAGTTTCATTATTAACATATATACCCCAAGGGTGAGTTATATTCGCAGCACCATCATAATCTAGATACATTAGGTAACCATTTGTTGTGCTAACTGAATCATCATTGTGGTCTATTCTGTATCTGCCACCTACTAAGTCTCCTGTTGTTATTGAATTGCTATTGCTACCTTCAACATCTACTTCGTTATAACTACCATATACGTTTCCTACATTGCTTTCCCTGTCATTATTAATTTCAATGTAGTTATATTCAGAATATGAATTGGTGTTAACTCCACCCTTTGCTATTCTTACATCGCTATAATGACCAAATAGGCTGCTTAAAGTAGCACTAGCATGAGTCATATGAGAATTAACAGAAGTTCTCACACCTGCCATTGAATGAATAGTTTGTGCTGTTGAAGGTTCATATTCCTGATATGTTTGGAAAGCATACATTCTATTAGCATCACCGCTTTGTCTTTGGTCAATGTAAACACCTGCCATTTCTATTTCAGCATTAGCAGCATCACCAGCAGTTGATGAGTTATCTTGGTCAATCCAAATTGCATAATGCTCATTATCTTGACCGGGAACATTTGTTCCTGTTGTATCATAATCAATGAATATACCCGCAGAAGTAGTTCCATCAGTAGCAGAATCTACGTTTTTATCAATATGTAATCTACCAATTAAATCAAGTTCCCCGGTTACTTCAGCATTTTGTAGTTGAGTATTACCTATAACATCTAAAGCATGGCTTGGGTTATTAGTGCCTATTCCGAGTTTACCATCACCTGTAAATCTAAACTTTTCTGTTCCATTGTTCTTTAGAATTAGGTCTTGGTCGGTTGCATTGCCCCAATCCATGTAAGCATGATTTCCAGCATTCAGCAATCCTAATTTGAAACTAACCAACTCTCCATCTTGACACATCCAAATCATAGGGTTGTGGTCTTCATTGTCATTACTTTCATCTGCTTCAATCTTGAGTGTTACGTCTGCTGTGTCAGACCTTAGATGTAACAGTGCTTCTGGACTTGTAACTCCTATTCCAACCTTATCTGTTCCACCATCAATTGTCAATATAGTATCGTTTAAATGACCAAAGTGGTGTGCGGCATCATGGTGGTCTATTTCTTGCCAATTTCTTAAACTGCTAGTAGCACCAGTATAGCCAACTGTAGGAGAAGTGTTATCAATTGTATATCCCCATCTAGTGCTTGCACCAACCCAATCTGTATTAGTACCGTTATTCCTAACTTGATATTCTAATTTATATATTTGATTTCCTGTGCCACCAGACATTTTATGTCTTCTAAATTCTACTGAATCACCTGCGCTAGTTCCAGCACCCGTTGCGTTTGTTTGAGTAAATAATGTTCCATTAAATGATAAATACTGTTCTGCATTCATTCCATCCGACCCAGTAGCAGTAACAATTCTATTGTTGAGGCCATTAGTCATAAAATCAGATACATCTACACTAAATGTAGTACCGCTTAAATCAAGACCAGTTCCAGCCGAATAAGTAGTATCTGTATCAGTAGAAACTAAGTCTATTGTACCGTCTGAATCTTGATAGGTAGCAGTAATATTAGTCTCGGTATTTCCTGAAAACATTGCTCCTACTATGTCTTGAACTGCTTCTGTTGTAAGTGGCGCACCGTCAAGAGTTGTAACAACATCAATTGTTCCATCACTATCTTGATAAGTTACAGCAGTGTTTGTTTCTGTATTAGAAGTAAACATAGCACCTACTATATCTTGAACTTCTTCTGTGCTTAATCCAGCACCAGTTAATTGACTGGTTAAAGCAACAGTACCAGAAGAATCTGGTAATGTAATTGTTCTATCAGCAGTTGGGTCTGTAATAGTTAATGTGGTTTCATTTGCATCAGCAGTTGCTCCTTCAAACACAATTGCATTTGCTGCATTCATAGTTACAGTATCAACAACTGTTTGTGTTCCTGTAACTTCAAAATTACCGTGAACTTTAACTAAATTGTTTTCACCACTAATAGTTAACATGTCAGAATGTGTACCATTCTTTAATACGCTTAAATGTAATTTACCATCTTCTGTACCATCTGTATTATCTTCTATTGCTGCTTTAACTCTACCATATCCTAAAAGTTCATCATTATCGTTAACTCCTTGAAAAGTTATTTGCCCAATAACGTCATCATCAGCAGGACTGGCTGAACCTCTGTATATGTTTAAATTAGGGCCACCATGTTGGTCACCGTCTGTATCAGAAAGTAATAGTGTTGGCCCCGTTCCACCATCATGTAATACAGTTAATTTTCCTTTGTTTGGAGTAGGAGAAGATGGGAAACTTTCACCTTCATCTGAAACTATAACTGCACCTGTTCCATCTGGTCTTAAAACAATGTCTCTATTACCGCTAGTAGTTTTAATTTCATGTGTTTGAACATCTAAATCTCCGCCTAGTTGTGGTGAAGTATCATCAACAACATCACCACTTGAAGCAACAAGGTCTATTGTACCATCAGCATCTTGATATGTTGCAGTAATGTTTGTTTCTGTATTGCCACTAAACATAGCACCTACAATATCTTGAACTTGCTCATTCGATAATTGGGTATTAGTGTCTGCTGTCATGTCATCAACAACTAAGTCAATGGTTCCATCTCCATCTTCATAGGTTGCTGCTATTCTTGTTTCTGTGTTAGATGTAAACATTGCTCCTACAATGTCTTGAACTTGTTCTGTAGTTAATTGTGTATCGGTGTTTAAATCATCTACAACTAAATCAATTGTGCCGTCACCATCTTGATATGTGGCACTTATTCTTGTTTCTGTGTTTCCTGTAAACATAGCACCCACTATGTCCTGCACTTGTTCATTTGATAATTGAGTGTTTGCAGGAACAGCCCAAGTTAAACCACCTGTGTTTCCTGATTGAGCAGATAAGAAATATCCGTCTACGGGGCTATTAGAGACTTTTAGGTTTGCTTCATCTACTACATTGTTAGCAATAGTTAAGGCAGTAGAACCAGTAACTTCTCCTGTATGTGAATCATGGCTAAATTCATTACTTGATATACTTAAACCAGTACCAGCAGTATATGTTCCAACAGAATCTTCTAAGTTTGTTATAGTCATATGTTTCCAAGCACTAGCACTTTCATCCCAAAGTAATATTTTATCTGAGCCATTATCTGTATCTTCTGTTAATTCGGCTAAAGTTGCTGGGTCTGCTAATTCTAAACCTGTTGATGTTTGAGTAAGTGCTTCACCAGCAGCAACGCTAAATGTAGTCCCAGATAAAGCAATACCATTTCCTGCTGAATAAGTGGTGTTTGTAGAAGAAACAGTAATTGTATCGCTACCTGCGGCAGTAGTGATTGTAGTGGCACCACCACCTGCTAATGTTAATGTATCTGTTTTTTGGTCGGCTACAACATCTGTTTGTCCTGAAACAGCAATTGTAGTAAATGCATTCTGATTAACTTCTGCACCGCTTTCAGGTAAAGTAGCATAAACCTTACCAGAACCTGCTAACTGAGATGCAGTAATTTTACCCAACATAGTTGCAATACTAATCTTGTGTTCCTTAGTACCACTAGCCGAATCATCATGCATCAACAATAAATCATTGTTAATATTTATGTTGGTTTCTAAATCATGGCTATCAATCGTTGGAAGTTTAGCATTCCAAGTAGCAGCAGAAGAAATGTAAGCATCTGCAATTGGTGTGCCTTGCCATGTTCCTGTACCTATTGTGCCAACGCTTGTTAATGAAGAAGCAGTTACACTGCTCTTTAACGTATTACCAGTTAATGTTCCGGCTGCTGCTGTAACAGTTATATTAGAAGTACCATCAAAAGTAACACCGTTGATTGTTCTACCCGTTTGTAATTGTGTAGCAGTAGCAGCGTTACCAGTTATATCACTAGAAGTAAGTGCTACAGTTCCAGTTGCGTTTGGTAATGTTATTGTTCTATCTGTTGTGACGGTTCCAGCCTTTAATGTTATTTCATGATTATTTGCAACTGAACCTTCAAACACTACACCATTAGAAGTAGATACAGTTTCTACTGATTCAGTTGTTGTTGTTCCTGTAACTACTAAATCACCAGCAACTGTGACTGTATCGTTAGCATCACCTATTGTCATAGACCCACCTAAGTCGGCGTTTAGTGCAGACTTAACATGTGCCGTACTTGTAGCCTGTGAACCATCTTCTACGTTAATCATGGTTCTTAGGTTAGCAGGGGTAATTTCTTCTATTATACCTGCGCCAGATGAATCTCTTCCAAGTATTCTATTTGTTGCTGAAACGTTTTGAATCTTAGCATAAGTAACTTGGTCATCTGCGATATGTGAAGTATCAATAGAACCGTCAACTAACTCAGAAGAATCAACTGAATTAGCACCTAACATTGCAGCAGTTATTGTTCCTGTATCTCCTGTTGTTACAACATTTCCTGTAGTAGAAGGTAAAGTTATAGTTTGACCGCCCTTTGTTATAGTTCCGTCTTTATTTATCCTAAGTGTTTCAGTACCGTTATTGACAGCAGAAAACTCTGAGTTTAATTTACCCATACCTAAGAATTGAATTTTTCTGTTAGTAGCAGTATTAGTAGATGCTTTAGAAATGTGAACTGCTGCTATTGGAATGTCTCCATTTTTAGGCGTAGCACCATCAACAAATGTATCACCTAATGTACTACTACCTCTAAACTTAATGACATCAGAACCACCTTCACCTGTTTCAGTACCATCTGCAATAACAATTAAACCAAACCAATCGAAGTTTGCATTAACGTTCCATGTAGGTTCATTATTACTACTTAATGCAGACATTGTTAATAGTTTACCATCACGGAAATATTTGATTTCAGAGATGGCATATATAGTATTACTACTACCAGCAGACATTGTGATGTTTCCACCACTAGCAACAAACGAACCTGATGTGGCTATATTTAGAGCATTAATTAAATTTGCATTTAACGTGTCTGTTCCATCTTTTAGTCTATCATTATCATTTGTAGCATCACTACCTGTAATAGAGGTAGCCAGCGAACTGATGAAATTAGGGTTATTAAGAGGCATTATGCCATCTCCAATCGAAAGGTGAAACTAATTGTTTCATTAGAGGCGAGGGGGCCAATGGGTTTAAAGTTCACGCGGGATAACATAGTACCTGCGTTATTAAAGACTCCTATTTCGGTTATGACATTAGAAGCCAGTTCAGAACCAGATAGTGTGATTTCATATATTAGGGTATTACCTACTCTTGTGGGGGATATGAGCCTTTTGTAACTACCATCTGCGATTGTGGTTGAGCCGGAAGCAGTGAGAATACTTCTATTTAATACGGTTTCTGAGGTAGATGTATCATCCTGCCCATCTCCAAAATCTAAATATCTAAACTGGTTAGCCGCTATCGCTAAATCTAATACTGCCTTTTTGCCACTATCTACTATCATACTTCTAACTCCGTTGTTTCCACTGTTTCATCCCCACCTAATGTATTTGTGTAATTTATATTTGTGGAGTAGCCTATGACTGAACCAGCAGGGGTGGTTATAGTATATGAAAGTGATTGTTCTTTTATGTTTGCAAAGTCTCTTGCTACCTTTGTTGTTAATTCTACAACAGTATTAGATGTCAAAACATTGATGCTTTCTCTCTTTTGGTTTGAATGTATCTCTGTGAGTCTTTCTGCTATAGTTTTATTATATGTGCCTACTGTTACCTCTGTTATTCCTGCCATAGCGTTTCCTATTTCATAAACAATGTATTCATTAGCAGGTATATTATGAGATTTCAAATTTAGAGTTATTAAATCACCCGGCTTCATTAATTCAAATCCTTTCATTTGCATTTTTAAAACTATTTTTCTAGCGGGTTGATTGTGTATTTCTAACAATTGCTCTGCTTTAACTTTTGCTTCTGTAGCATGTTTAATATTTCCATCAACATATGTTAAAACAATAGGGTCTTCTTGGTCAGAAATATCTACAGTTGCCTTCACATTATCACCTATCACTACTACTCTATTAGCAGCATCGAATAGGCTTTCATTGCTTTCTACTTCTATTAGATTGTTTCCTTCACTATAGCCCAGAACAAATCTTCTTTTACTGTCGTAATTATTAATATCTTGTAGTATTATCTTTTCATTTACTAATGTAAATTCTAAACCCGATTTATGTGCTAAGAAATTAAGAGCATCAAATACCGTGCTTTCTGTAAAGTTTGTATTTAATATGAATGGTTTCCTAGAATAAGTAACTATTTCATCTTCAGCAGCAGGCACAAAGAACATGTCATAAGTACCATCTCCATCCATACTATTTACAACTACATTTGCATTATTTATTGACGCTATTTGTCCTATAAATTTTCCATCTTGATTATAGATATAATCATTAGGTGATAGTCCGACAGCATTAGCAGATAGTGTAATTGTTGCGTTGCTAACACTTGCTACTATGTTTCCTGTATAGTTTAAGTTTTTGACTGCTTCATCTAATTCCAGTGAGTTTTCAGTTAATAAATCATCTATAGCGACACTTGCATCTGTTCCCAAAGATACAGTCGTCCCTAAATACAACCTATGTGGGTTTCCCTTTACTGGTGTGTTAGTTTCTATTGTGAATGTTTCTCCAAAGGATACTACGCCGTTACCTGTTAGTTTTCCACTGTATTTTAATCTAACTCTTTTATCCCCAGTGTTTGTTATACTAGCAGTTATGGGAACGTGAGTCGTAGTATTACCATCTGTCACATAACAATCATAGGTTTGTCCACTTGTGAATAATGATATAGTGTTGTCAATGTCTCTTCTATCTATATAATTAAATGCCTTATTTGAATTACCAGAATCAGCAGTATCTATATCAAGAGGAATATACATTGAGTATATATTTTCACTGTATGCGTTTGCAATACCTGTGTCACCAGTTAATAGATTAGAGGTTTCAACATCATATTGTAGTCCAGTATCAAACATAGTATTCAAATCAATATAGTCTGGAGTCTCATCAAAGGTTTTTTCTGCTATTCTCATAAGTCTATAACTTGTTCCGTGAGTAGTTATATTGATTGCATTATCTAAAGTTAAGATGTGCTGTGACCTTGAATCACTACCAGAACCAGCATCAGTTCCAGCACTTACAGCATGACTTGTAATTCTACCAATATATGTGGGAGCACCTGTTTTATCAGTACCAGATATTAGAACAACTGCACTTCCGTTTGGATGAGTCCAAGTAATATTAAAGGTTCCATTACCTTGGTCTTGTGTCCTATCATCAGCATTTCTAGTACATCCTGTTAAATCATTACCATTAATACCAGTATATGTTATAATTTCCCACTCATTTGTTTTAGTGCTACTACTATATGTAAAACTACCTAACATTTTAATAGTTCCTGAACTTGGTAGATGAGCAGTAGAAGATAATGTAATAGTAGTATCAGAAGCAGTAAGAGACCCTTCATTAAGCGTTGTCTCTATACCATTTGGTAATTGTCCGTTCTCTGTTTTATTACTTACAATATAATACCCTTCTAGATTATTTGCAAATGATAACCAATTGTGTGTAGATGCATCATTCATTTGAAAAGTTAATTGGTCTGAAGTAGAGTTACGTTGTACTCCTAATGTTCCTAATGTGTTTGTAGATAATCCTGTTAAGTTGAAACCCGGCTTAACAAACATTTGAGCACTAAACATTTCTCCAGAATCTGCTTGATTTGCTTGGTGATGTGAAGCCCTACTTGGGGCTTCTCTACCTTCTTCATCTACTAAAATTCTTTGTTTAGTTCTTGTACCAACAAACGCTGCGTTCTTTCCTTTTCTCTTTATCATAATGTTAGGGCCATGCTGGTCAACTTCTGAGTTTGCTGGATGGTCATCATAAGCATTATATTCGGTATTAGTAGGACAATCTAATGGAGCACTAACAACAGATAAATCATAGTTTTGCCCAGAGAAACTGTTCTTAATATCCTTAAACACCGCAGTACAGTTATCATATAAATGACCAGTACCCATTAGGAAATTTTGAACCTTGTTTGCCTGATTAGTTTCATCTGCTCCACTATCAAATGTTTCTAAACACAACGCGCTTAAGACTCTAGAGGTGTGATGATAATTGGGAGGTGTAAAACTATTCCAATTTGCTCTTAGATTTTCCCATTGTTCTGTATCGTGGAATGCAGAAATAGCATAATATTTTTTATCTGTATCATCATGGTTTCTTTTAACACCAGAAACAAGTGGTATGAAAACATTTTGTGGGTCTAGGATATTATTGTTATCACCCTCTAAAATACTATAATCAAAGTAACCTTTATCAATTGGTTCTCTTGCTAGTATTACATTTGTAAACTTGATTGGGTTTTCTGCAAGATTATCAAAGCCATCATTTGTTGTGGCATATAAATTAAATGGCATAAGACCCGGTAGTTGATGAAGAGTGGTTGTTGGCGCAGAAGTAGAAACTTTAAATTCTTGTCTTAAAATATACACTTTAGCGTTAGTACCCGTATTTAGTAATAACCAGTTACCACTTGTCCAATTACTACTATCCGAAGAACCATGTAATGTAACTGCTGATGTGCCTTTGTAAACGGCCAAAAGATGTCCCGATGCTGCGCTGTATAACATATCATTAGGTTGAACAGTAATGCTTTTATTGTTACCACTTGCGGCTGTTGAGGTTTTAAACTGTATTGTTCCTTCATCATAATCTACATCACAGAAAGTAACGTTACTTGTATCGGGTTCTGTTGGTGTTTTAAATCTTTGATAATCAAAATTTGGAATTTCTGGTATTTGACTGGTGGCTGGCATATTTTCAGCATCAACAGGATTAAAGTGCCAATCATATGTTGCTTCTACTAATCGCATTACACCCCACCTTTTTATCCCATCAGTATCAATAGAACTTGATGAAATCTGCCCTGTTTGATAATTACTTTCTTTCATCAATAACTCACCACTTGAGCCTACATAATTAGCGTGGTTTACTGCATCACCTTCTTGTGCGGGTGATTCTAATAACATTCCATAGGTAGACATGCTTTTACTGGAGAACCCTAAATGATTATGTCTTAATTTAGATTCTGGATATATATCTCCTAAGGCCATCAACTCATAGTTCTTAACTCTAATATCTTTGTTTTGTAAATTACTAACTGAATCAAAGGTTATAGCCCCAGTACCACCAGCAGTACCCCAAGTATTAATTTGTACGTTTCCATAGTTAACTGTCTCTTCTAATACTAGACCCTTTACTTGACTCTTTGGCGGTACTAAAGCAGTATTATCTGAAAGTTTATACAGATAGTTTCCGATAACAGATTGATAATGTGCATTATAATCTGAATCAACTATATTACTACCCTCTATAGGGTTTGTATTATTTGTTAATGTAGGTGCTAATGATGCTCCATCAGGCCTAATATTATAAGACGGTGCGGCACCAGATACGCTAATATTACTTAAATCATTATAGATAGAACCAGCAGAAGTTTGTGTTAAACTTCCGGGTGTAAAGGTTTGTAAATCTTGATATTTAAAAATAGCAGAAGATGTATAATTGTATCCTTCATGTTTACTTCTCAACCTATGTAAGAACCCTGCCTTTGGTATATTATTATTTAAGAAATATAAATAGCAATTACTATCTGTAAATCTAGTATCAGATGAATTTGTTTCAACACTCGCTAGTACAACTGGCATAGTTGGTGCCAAAGTCAAGGTAGTGGCTTCTCCTTCTTTCTCATTTTTATTTACAATAGAATAATAATTATGAGATGAAGGTATAAGTTTACTGGATTCTGTTGGCGTTGGTGTATCTTCATTACCTAGTTTGAATGCAAACTTAGAATCTTTACTCTTTAAACTTTTTACTCCAGATATATGATAACCCAATGAAGTATCTTCTCTATATTTACCTGTTGCAGAAGTATAAGGCAAAGAGACTGTAGATTGGTTTCTGCTGGCATCATACGTTAGTTCTTCTCCATCAATAAAGACAAGACCCTTATCACTTGCGGAGACTAAATCTGTAGCGTTAGAAGTTGCTAATGGGTTAACTGCTAGTGCTTTAGTTAGACTTTGAGTAAATTTGTTAGAAGTGGCATTAGTTAAACTAATTGCTTTAACCGATGTGCCAGATGAACCATTACCTGCTAAGGCTTTATCCCGTAGTGTTACTGTATTACCAGAAACACTATCTACTTCTCCCACAAACGTCATATCTACTCTAAAAATTAAATCATACTTTGCTAAATTAGAGGCATCTGTGCTAGTAAAGGTTGTAGCCCCAGTAAGAAAAATACCACTAACAGCAATACTGATTGTTTCTGATAAATTAAACATTGGGTTTAATGAAGAGTAAATTATATCATTTGAATAGTTTAGATTTCTATTCACAGTATTGTTTAACAATTTAGCCATCTTATCTCTGCCCGTAATTTCATAAGTGACTAACCCCCTTTCATTTTTAGACAAACTATCTTCTACATGACCTGAGAATATTTCTTCATCTACTGCATATCCACCAGAAACATAATGCATAAAGGATGGTTTATTTACTGCTGCTGTACCTGTGGGTATGTAAAACTCTTTATTAGCATCTTGTAACTTTAAATACTTATGTTGTGAATCACCATAATCAATTGGAATATCTAAACCTATAAATTCACCAGATAATAAAACCAACTTATTATTAAATATAGTGGTTGCTTCTTTACTAACTGTATTACCATTCATAGTTAATCTTTTAAAGTTATTCGATGCATATACTACTTCTGTATCTATGGGTGTGTTAGAAACCAACGCACCATTCCAACTAAATAAATAAGCATCTGCTTTATCAAATGATTCCATAGAAGTCATACTAGAATATGTAGCATCAGTTCCACCTCTTACCTTATTCACAGTAAGAGTTTGTGTTCTAGCAGATGTGTCTGGTGCAGCGATTGATGAGATAAGATAGTAATTAGTCCCTACTCTAATTGAATCAGTTGTTTTAATCATAGAATCATTTCTACAATCAAATCCTTCTGGTATCTGATTTAGTATTATCTTATATCCTGATGCTGAATTACTTGTTACAGTGTAAGGTAGTTTATATTCTCCTAACTGCCCACTAAAGATAGAGTTTCTTATTCTAAATTTATCTCTCTCTTTCATCTTTAAAAATTGAACTCCTGATTGGTCTAGCGTTTTTACTCTTGCTACTTGTGTAGCCTTATTTCTAGGATAATTCACAGAAGTATCTATAACAGAAGTTAACACGTTATTTTTTAGATGTGCGTCTTTGTAATGAAGGTGTCGAACAGGCCCGTTTAAATCAGCATGAACATGTGTATAATTTGTATTATTAGACCAACTACTATGAGTTGACATTCTATCATTTGAGTTTCTTTGAGCGTTTCTAACTATCATACTCCATGCAGAAGGGTCAGGAGTAAAGGTGCTATTAGTATCATAGTCATGCTTAGTTCTGTCCTTTTCCTTAATGTTATCTACTAATGTAGCATCTAAATTCTTAGGCCCAACATCTGTAATAATAGTACCAAAATCAGGTTCAGTTAAAAATACGCTTTGTACTACATCTCTGCCATAATATAATGTTGGGGCAGTAGCCCCTCCTGTTACTTCTGTTGCAGTAGGAATATCAAATTTAATATCATCTAATGTTGGTGAGTTAGCATGGGCAGTTACTAGGTTTCCTAAGTTTCTTTTAACACCACTTACTTCTGCCCATATTGTATGGCCCTGATATGACGTGTTAGATAATACTGTGGTGTTAATTGTACTTGTACTATGATATATGCCATCTGATGTTTGACTGGCTGTACCCCCAAACGAAGTCCAGTTTTTGTAAAACCTACAACTCGTCAATTGATATTTTGTATTGTAGTTTAACTGGTCTTTTTCATCTAATCTATCTTCATAAAAGTACCATGTTGGTCTACTTACTACATTGCTAACATCATATTTATCAGATATAATCGAGGAGGATGAGGAGGAGTTCCCTCTTAACCCATAAGATACTGCTACAACATTTGTATTATTAACATGTGGCCCAACATAAAGTTCAAACTTTGTATCTTTAGGTATTGAATCTGAATATCTTGGTGAGAATTCTATACCATCCCCATGATTATCAAACTGTATTATTTTAGTTACCTTTGCAAAGTGAGGTCTAATTGATACTGTTCCATCATTACCAGTTATCTCAGGATTAATTAAAATAAAATAATCATAGGTTTCTAAATCCATCCCTAACCCAGCACTACCAACAGCAGATGTACCTGAAACTGAATCCTTTAATCTGATTCTATTTGATGAAGTGTCTTGTAAATTAGAGGCGTGTTGGGTTATATGATTAGGGTCTGTAGAAGTATCAGAATATCCTGCTGGGTGTATTCTATTTACCAAACCTGTATCCGAATTACCTGAAATCATTGGTTCACTATTTACAACAACTCCGCTAGAATTTAAATCAAAGGGTGCCTTTCTAATCTCAAAGAAATTAGCAGATACATTGTTTACACCCGCAAAGTTTCCACTAGAAGGAATCCCTGGGTTTTTTATAATAGGATTAACTGGTGTTTCGTAAAAAGCAATAGTTGGAAATGGGTCTCCTCTTTGAGCATATGTATAGTTTAATGCTTGACTTTGAGTTTTACCTGTGTTTAAAACATAATAATAATTTTCTGCCATTACTCATCCCACCTATAGTAAAAAATTATATCAGAGAATCCCGGATTAAGAGTATGATAGTTAAGTGTAGGTTCTAATCTTGTATACATAGCCATCTCATATAGTTCTCCGAAAAATTGTGTATTTTTGTTAGTCCCGTTTTGACCAATAAAACAATCAGTTGTATCAAATTTAAATCTTGGAGTAAATGTTATCTTTTGTTCTTTAACTAATTGGTTATTTATGAATAACTTTATAGTTCCGTCACCGACAACTACACAAGAAATCTTGTATATATTTTCTAAATATAGGGCTTCTCTAGGTTGTGAAGCATATAAAGTAGAACCTACTGTAGCAGCAGGATTTGCTGTTAATGTGATTTGTGAAGCACTATCTCTAGTAGCAACTGTACCTACTAATTGATTAGAAGAATTGTATATTTCTTCACCTGCACCTAGATTTGTGGTTGTAAGACCAGTTATAATTTTTTGATTTGAATCGGTGTCCCAAACATTGTCTGTAGTAACATTGCTATATGTATCTGTAGTTGATTGACTATTACCAGCAGTAGCAATTTGTATTTTTACTACGTTATTATTACTTGGGCTTGATGCAGTTAGTTTAGAATTCAAATCACTTGCATTAATAGCACTTATTAAATTAGAAGCAGACTGTGTTGTATTAGCACCTATCTGAAAATAAGTATATCCACTACCAGTAGAACCTGTAGATTGAGATGGTAAATTCGATGCTTTAAATTTAACAGTTACTGCTCCATCAGCACTAATTATTTGTATATATTCATCAGGAGTAGCAGCAGTAACACCGCCTGTAAAATTTTCTACAGTAACGACATCAAGACTTTCTGTAATATTAGTATTTCCAGCAGCCCCAGATGTGCCTTGTGTTAGATTTACTTTATTTTGATTACTACCATCATCTGATGCTGTTATATCTAAAGCACTTACACTATTAACTGCTGCTGCAAAATTAGCCCTATTAGAACCACCACCACTAGGAAGGCGATAAAGAACATAAGTTACAGATGGATTTCCAAAAGTAATAGTAGAACCAGTGGCATTAGTAGATTTAGTTGCATGAGCCGCTAAAAACTTAGTAGTTGTTCCATCACTATCAACCAATTGAATAGCCTTAGTTGAAGGTTCATTAGCAGCCTCTCCTCCAGAAAAATTGTTTACAGTTACATGATTCATATTTGTTGCAGTTATATTATAACTATTACCCGTTGTACCTGCGGCATCAACAGTTAAATTAAGCGGTAACGGAGAACCACTTCCAACCGCAGCAGTAATTTGAGTATTTCCGTTAGCATGATTAATTGCATTTGCTAGATTAACATAAGTATTTGCTAATGAGTTTCCTTTAGTAAAAGGAAATACTGATATAGTTTCATTACCATCGTTTCTACTAATAGCAGTTCCAGTAGCATTGCCATGCCCACTAGGATAAGGATGATATTTTTTAGCACTACCACCAGTTGTAATAGTAAAATAATTATGTGTTACAACACTTGCTGCTACCCCATTAGCCATTTGATTTATTGTAATACCACTAGGCATAGCAGAACCCTTTGAAAGATTACCACCAGTAGGATTATTTATATCTGCTACAAAGTTAGCAACAATAGCAGGTGCGCCTACTGATGTATCTGTTGGGTCTGTACCTCCTGTAACTGTTCCACCCCAACCAGCATTTACTAGATTAACAGCAGCAACAAATTGTGCGCATGTTAATTCAGCCGTTCCTTTTCTATCATAAGCCCTTGAACCTGCTGGATAACCTGATGATTGTAATGGCGTACCATTATTAGCACCTGTAATAGCAAACCATTTAGTTGTTGTATTCCCATCTTCACTTACAACTTGAATATACTCATTTGTATCTGAACTTGTAGTTGAATCTGGATTAGCACCAAATTTAATAGAACCCGTACCTGCTACTGCTAAAGTATCAACACTAAAATTATTGTTAGAAGCAGTAATTGAAGCAGTAGCGTTTTGAGCAGGGTAATATGCTTGTGGTGTACCTGAAATGGTAACACTACCAGTAGCAGTTGCCGCTAAAACATCTAATTGATTTCCCCAACTTGTACTATCAATAGATAATGTGTTATGTGGTAAGGCATTCTGAGCATTTGTTGTAATCTGTCTTAGTGTGCTAGATGAACCAGTATAATAACTTGTAGAATCTGAATAGTTATTTAATCTATTAGTACCAGTTAATAATACATCAGATGTTACGTTGGCAGAACCGTCTGCAAATTCTGCAACTAATCTATATTCCGCAGGCCTATTGTAATTAGACGCTGCTTGATTCTCTAGATACAATTGAAACTTAGCATTGTAATAAATCATCATCTTATGTGATAATCTATTAGTAGTAAAATAATCATAACTCTGATATGTTTCTGGATTAGATGTGCTATCTCCTAAACTTGGTGGGGTTCTTACTGAATTTAAATTACCTCTATCAGATGTAGTCCAACTACCATAACCATTTACATCATAGGGAGTTATTATGGCTTCTAAAGTAAACGATTCTAAACCCCAAGGGCCACCTCTAGTGTCCACTTCTGAGGCTGCTAGGTTATAATCAGCATAAGTTTGCTTTAAATAACCATCACATAACATAGGAAAAACTAATGCCTTTGTTTCCCCCACGTAAACTCCGGGCATATTGTCACCTAAAATCCTGCATTAATAAAGTCTGATATTGCTGTTGATGCTTGTGTGAATGTCATACTAAAGGTAATAGCAGGTAGTTCTGCACCAGTAAATGAACATGAGAAGTCGTTTATAAAACCAGTAATGCCGGGTATTTCATCTGTTGAAGTTATAACATCAGGCCAAGGCGTTCCACCAAAGGATAGTTTTGTACCTGATTTTGTTTGTGGTATATCATAATCACGATTAGCCCAAGTAAAAGGCACCAGAGGACAATCTTGTAAAGGAGTATCTGAAGTAACCCCACTATAATAATCAAAGTCTGTATCTACACGGCTAGGCATCAAGACGATTAACTTAGATAAGTTCTGGTCTTCGTGTAAGAAAGAAGAATCAACATAGGAATGTATAAGTTGTCCTATCTCAAATGCTGTTAATGTTTTAGTAACTTCTGAATTATGTGCGTTCTTCTTCTTTATTTCTTGGTCTAATATAATACCGCTTAAACTAATTGTCTTAGAGGCCATCCCAGCATCAAGAGCAATAGTAGTTGCTTCACCAGATATAACACCAGAGAACGGAACAGGTACAGGCAGGGTTTGTTTATTTGTACTTATATCTAATTGTTGACAAAGCAATCCTATTCTATTCTGTTCAAAGGCTCCGCTTTCAGAACCATTTGCCGCGCGTCTTGCTAATTCTAGCATAACATGGTTTTTGTATCCGCTTGTTAAGTTACCGTAATTTACTGACATCTAGCCACCCATTGTTGTTGTTCCTTGTCTGTTCATTCTAATGTTAATCTCTCTTGCTACCTTATTTGCTATGTCTCTTATCTCAGCATCAGAAGCACCCACACGCCCATTCACATGAACATTAATTGTATTTCCGCCCATTCCTCTTGAGTTAGCATTAGACATAACTCTTGAACCTGCGGGTAATTTAACTAATTCCGGGCCTCTTTCACCAACGATATTTAAACCGCCTTGAGTTACGCCACCTGCGCTCTTTCCGGGTATAAATTTCCTTATTATACCTGCTATTCCTCTAATTATTGCTAGAGACATTGCAACTGCCGCCGATACTAATGTAGCCATTATACCTAACGCTAGACCAGTTAAAAGTTTAAGCGCACCCCCAATAATACCAATAAAGAATGCTCTCATAGCATCCCACCATCTACCTTCCCATATTGCTACTACTAAGTCAAATACTCCACCTAAAATCTGCATTAACCCGTCAAATGCAAGTTCAAAGATGGGTTTAAACTTTGAAATGATTTCAGAGAAAGCAGGCCACGCTTTTCTAAAGAAGCCCACCAATAACATAAATACTGTAATAAACAATATTCCATATAACGCAAATCCCATAAGCATTTTTCCAAGCAACGGTAAAACTCTTTTCAATAGCGCAGGTATAGCCATAGCACCTTTAATAAATTTTGTTTGTAATTTACCAAGAGGAGATTTCATTTGTATGTTTGCCAATCCTTCAAAGGGCGATGCTTTGTTAGGTTCAAGTGTTTTAGAAAATTTATCTCCTATCACACCAAATAATTTTAATGGGCCTTTTGCTACATCTTTTACAACTTCAACACCCATAGTTTTAACTTTTTTAGTTACATCTAAAAAGTTATTAAAAATGTCCTGAGGTTTCATTTGCTCTATTGCATCTTTAAAGTTGTTCATTACTCCTGCTGCTTTTTCCCCATAAAACTTTAGTATGCCCTTTTCGGCTATGTCTACAGCCGTTGAATGTTTTTGTAATTCATCAGTATATATCTTAACACCTTGTGTTATAGCAGCAGTTACATTTCCTTTATTTCTTCCTAGTAAACTTTGATATAAATCATTCTTCTCTAATTTCTTTAGGTTTTCTGGGTTTATACCAAAGAGCATATCTTCTGCTTGTACCTCTCTAAAAAATTCTAATCCTTTTTTTAATCGTTTTCCAGATTTAAGAAGTTGACCTTCAAGTTTAAGAGACTCTAACATTTCTTGGTTTTGCTTTTTCTGTGCATCAGTATACAACTCAACAGCATTCATTAGTGCTCTTAGTCTTGCTTGAAATCTCCAAAGCCAAGAACCAGACGTTATTCTAGCAAACAATGTCCATTGTTTATTTCCAGCCTTTCCTAATTCGCCAAATTTTTGTAACGCACCCGACATAACGCTGTCAAGGTTTTGCATGTCCTTTTCTAATTGGCTTAATGCAGATGCCATTATATCACTTCAATTTCTTTTCTAGTTCTTCTGATTCTAACTTTTTAAATTCACCGTGTATTGATAACATATCTATAACTATACTTATTGGTGTTTCATATGCTTCCATTGGATTTATTTTAAACGTGTGGCAATATGTATAAAGCATTATTCTCATTGCCGTATCTGGTTTAACTTCTCCTCCTTTCAAAGCCCTTCTATAATCTAATTTCCCGTATCATCCCCTAGTAAATCCATAAACGGGTTAGGCAGTATTTCCTTTAACTGCGCCCCGATATACGGAGATAGCCTTAGTATTTCCATACCACTAAGACTGGGTTCGGTTTTTTCAACGAAGTTTTCAGCCATAAACTTATACATTGCGTTTAGGTCTAACTCCATTCCATTCTGTGCGTCCATCTTCATTATACTAGATAACGCCTGTTCTACTTGAAGCCATGTAGGTTCTTTTACCCACACCTTCAATACATCATCTGAGTCTTCTGAAACTTTCAGATGATGACACTTTGTTTCTACGGCTGCAAACAGCCTGTTCTTGTCACTTACTATGTTTTCCATTTTTCCACCTACAATTTATACTAACAAACAAACTTACTTGTTAGTGGAATATTAAATGCAACAATCTACCTTTTTATCCCCCTTAAAATGGCCGATTCTCGACCCCCGAAATGCGGATGTACCCGCCTCGGTTGAAATGTTCTTGTAATTTTAGCCACCACCCGTCCAGAAAAAGTTTTATTATCATATCTTTACGTCTTATGGGGTGTTTACCCCTGTATAACCCACTTTCCTGTATAGGTGCATTCCCCAAATGTCCGAGCCTGTGCAGTAAGAGAAACCTCAAGCGGGCCTTTGTCATCTGGGAATGGAATATCAACAGCAGTAGTAACATAATCCTTTAACTTTAGCACTATCTTATCGTTTGCATTTCCATCTTTCTCAAATTCTAATTCAATATCTCCAATGCTACTATCAGTTTCGTTTTGTTTTCTTAACTCAGCCCACATTGTATTATCTACAATTAACATTGATAGTTGAATCTCGTAGGTTCTTTGTCCTGCAACGTGAGCAGAAGCAATTGTTCTATCGTAGTTACCAATGTAACGTTGTGGGGTTAAGTTATTACTGATAGTAACTGAACCACTCTTTACTCTAGCAAGAGTTTGTCCAAACATCTTTACTGAACCGTCTGAATACATAAATGGTTTTGTGTCATCACCTGTTTTAGTCTGCCCGGTTAATGCCTTTCTGTTGAAAAGATTGTCATGGTTTTGTATGTTTCTTTTAGGAATATATGCTTCTTCTGCATCGTGTGCCTTTCTACATACAGCATCAACAGTTGCCTTTACTTCTTGTCCCTCTTCAAAGTTTAATGTAAGAGTATTTACTTGCATCCCAGTATATATTTTACTGTAGTGTTTTCTCTTGTCATCAGTTGCGTCTTGTGTTCCATACGTTACATTGTGTTTTTCAGCAGTAACTTCTAATGCAAAGGAAGGTAAATCTCCTGAATCGTTTTCACTAAATGTGTAGTTTGTAAATCCTTTTATTCTTTTATAGTTTGCTGCTGTTTCAGATGAGGGTAATGGAGGCCATGCTATACCACCATTTACTTTGTATATAGTTGAACCAGCAGATGCTAAACCATAGGCTTGGTCTTGTTTATTGTCTAAATTTAAAGCAAGGGTTTCATTTGTTAATATTTCAGTACCAGCATGGGAATATGTCATTCCACCTAATGCATAATATAGCCAAGAACCATTGTTAAGAGATACATCTATTGATGCATTTCCTACAGTTTCAGTACCCTTGTATTGGTAATTAAAATTACGTGTTCCACCAAGAGCCATGTTTAATTGTTTTAATTCTGGGTCTACACTTGGGGTTGTAATCGTATTAACTAATCCTAGCCAATTATCAGCATTTAGTGTAGGCTTTGCTGTGTCTGCTCTAGGGTGTGGGCATGGTGCGCCAAATGCTAATATTTTACAAGTGAACAAATCACTTGCTGTTGATGATAATGCTTGGTTAAAAGTAATAGTATTTGCAGTATTGGATTTAATCATTAAAGTTTGAGTGTCGAGTAATGTACCGCTACCTGTGGCATATCTTCCTAGTTCTGCCATGCAACCCTTATACAAATCAGTTACTAATGTAGTATTAGCACCTGCTGTCCATTCTAAAGTCAATTGACCTGACCCTGTTGCAATCGTTTTTACACCATTAGCAGTTGTGCCAACTAATTGCGACAACTCTAAATCTATTTCTGGTATCAGCGTTGCTGATAACCCTGCTCCTGTATATACTTCATTTAATACCATTTTTTTCACCAAACAAACAAACTATGTGGTTCTCCCGAACCTTTTCATGGTAACTGACATCTTATATCCTAATAAACGCTTACCTCTATCATTAGCCTCATTTCTGCCAGTAATCTCAATTAAATCTGCTGTGTAAGTATTATTATTTACAACAACCTTTGGGCGTAGCCCTTTCTTCTCTATGATGCTACGCACGATTTGATATAAACTTTGTAGTCTGTCTCTTGAAAAAGTTAACTCACCCCATGAAGGTTGGTGCAATACTCTCAAATGTACCGTAAAGGTATACTCTTCATTTCTTACTCCCCAATCAATAGTAGGATGGTCTAGATTAGCACTCTCTTCATATACTACAATAACGGCCTTTTGGTCGGCATCTACTCTTCGGCCCTTATTGGGTTCAATAGACCTAACATCTATAAAATTAACATCATCATCGGTTATAATATGCCCGCTTAAACCATTAGACTTGTAGGTATCCCAGTTATCTTCTAACAGTTTTAAAACAAAGGTAACCTCATCTACCATTTATTTCAGCCGCCATTTTTTCTAAACGTTCTCCAAGCATACTTGCGACATATTCTTCCATAAGCACTTCTGTTTGTTGTTCTATTAATTGTTCTGTTATTTTTCTTGAAGTAGGAATACCCAGTTCCTTTTCTAATTTTTCTCGTTCTAATAAACGTAATTTCATTTCACCAATCTTTCTTACAAAGTCCTGTTTGATTACTTCTCTTTTCATATTATCAGTCTATTAGGTGAACTAGGTTTCTTTTACCATCAAGGATAGCATTTGCTTCCGTTGTGAGTATTTCGTGCTTCTTAGTTATGTCAATATTAGAACCAGTTTCTGCAATTAGAATAGTATTGTCATCTGTTACCAGTATTTCAGCAGCAACAAGTTTTGTAGCGGCTTCGTGAATAGCAGCAGGAACACGGCTACTACCTCTAATATAGGTTGCTCGGATTGAATGCTTGGTGTTAAACGGATATTCATTACGGAAAAATATCTTACCTTCGCTGCTTACTGTCCAAAAATCTTCTGTTCTTCCTCCTGTTTCATTGTCATTAAAAGAAAAAGTAGTAGCGGTTGAACCGAGTGTCTCTACTAAACTGCAAATTGTACCTGCATCCGATGGTAACTTAGAAGAAATGTAAACAGATTTACCGTCTTCTGATGGACAGGCATAAAAGAAATCGGAGATATTTCCGTTTCCTGTTGATGCGGTAGTAGTTTTTGCTGTCAATTGTTGAGTAAAATCAGCAGTTTTAGATGGGAACACTTCGTTTATTGCGGCGCAAATCTCTAAGACAGTTGTTTTCTGCCCAAACTGGTCATAGAAACCATTAGTAGTATTTTCTGTTAAAGTAAAAGAAACAGTCACAGGTGAACCAATATCAAATCTTAGAGTATATGTGCCTGTTTGTGCGGTTGCTGGTGGTGTATACATACAAGAAGCAGAAGCAACATCTACATATGTATCTCCTTGCCATAGTTCTAATCTTAATATCTTTCTAATTTTTTCACTATTTAATTGAATAAACCCAACATAATCTTTGTATGGTAAAACAGGATAAGCCCCCTGTTGATGTGGGTCAAAGTCATGCACTTCTTTTTCTATAATTTCAGGTCTAAATGATACCTTTAATTTATCATCAATTTTACCTTCAACCCTCTTGATTATTCTTCCTACTTCTCCGTGAGTAGGAGTAGTGTTATCGTTAAATCCTCCAATTTGCAGAAGTTCAGAAACATCTTGATGCCTAGTATAGAAACCTATACCGTTTCCATAGTCTTGTTGTTGGCCCACTACATAGTCACTTTTACTTATTTTACTCATCCTAACACCCTTTGTAAATTACTCATCTGTCTTTTGATATAATAAAGAATAGTATTTGATTTAACACTTACATTAGTAGGTTGTCCACCAGCATCTACTCTTCCTAGTAATGGATTAACTTTACCACTTTCATCTTTTGACTGTCCTCGCTTATATCTTTCAAATTTAAATTTTTTCTGTTTGTCACCGTATCTAGATTCTGGGCTTCTTTCAGTCCAATCTCTAAATTCATATTCTTCTAATATTTTATACGATACACTATCTAAGTAAAAAACGTTGTAAACATGGTCTAATAGGTATTTAGAGTTCTCTCTTACATCTTCTTCATCATCTTCTAACAATGCCTGCCTTTCTGCTAAGACATTTTCATCGGCTATAACTGATGTTAATTCAATGTTTAAAATACCCACCTTATCAGGCACTAAAGCATCTTTATACAAACTCTCATTTATTGCTCTAGAATTCCTAGCAGCATTTTCTAAATCAATAGTAATGTTTTCTGGATTAGCCCAACTATCATCTATAAAGAATCTTTTTTCAGCATGTGGGCTACCAAGAGGGCCATGAACAATAGGCTTAACTCTTCTTTTACTTTCTTTTGATGCTGTAGTTATTAGTTTATCTGCTTTTCTTTCCATAATCATAGTTTCAAACTCATCTAATGAAACGTTATTATCTCTTTTCCAATTTACAACTTTAGAAACCATTTCTAAATCTTGTTCATCATATGGCAATTTAGCAAAAATCTTTCCTTCGCTTAAAATATCATCTAGTTTCTTTTCGGACATTAGACCTGCTTCTTTTAATTTAGTAGCAACTTGTCTTACCTCTAACATTCTGCCTTGTTCCATTTCGTCTTTAACATCACTAATAGATAATTTACCATCCTCTTCATCATCATATTCAAATTCACCAGAATCATGTAAATCATTCCACTCTTGTTTTAAATTAATATCCTCTAGAATTGCTCTATCAACATCACTTAATGGATACCCTGAAGGCGGAGTGTATTTCCTAACTGCCTTTGTTATAGGATAAGACTTTTTGATAGGTGCTATCCCTTCGTTTTCAAATAACTTTCCGAACAATTTTTTGAAATTAATATCTATACTATAAACAGATTCTGTAAAGTCTACCTTTTTATTACCGTTGGGTAAACTAAGTCTAACCCTTTTAGTTGTTATTTCTACTTCAACGTATTCGCCTTGATTAACTTCGTCTTCTAACATTTCATTAATCAATTCTAAAGCAGGTTTATATGGTATCTTTTTATCGCCCGCTTGGAATATCTTTTTACTCTCTATGCCTTTTGTATGTGCAGATAATACATGGTCTGTTCCTAACTCAGTATTTATTTCTCCGACCTTAGTTTTCTTTCCTTGTTCCAAAAGCCCTTGTGATAATACTGTTTTCAGTTGTTTTGTATCTCCTACATAATTTAAAAGATGTCGAAGTAATTCTTCTGTTGTTAATTCTTGTAGTTTTTTCCAAGCATAATTTATGTGTTCTCTATATTCGTCTTCATCTAATACAATATCAGAATCTCTCTCTGATAATTGTCTCATAAATGCGGGGTTTAAAATGTGCAATAGATTATCCTCTATAGCATCATAATCATTGTCACTAAAAGGTGATGCTAGATACCTAAGCATCATCTTAAAAAGTGGGTGATTTTCAGGACTATCCCCTCTCATAGAACTATCTAGTTCTATGACTTCAGTTAGAGAGTAATCTCTACTATTATACCTTATTCCAGTAGGTATAGTAATATCCATTTAAATCACTCATGCTAACCAAGCCGCCCATGCAGCCGTCTTGGAAATAACATTTGCTAAACCTAAACCACTACCCGGCGGTGAGTATGTTGGCTGTCCTGTTGCCGGGTCTATCCAATATGCATTCCCCATAGTATCATAACCAGCAGGTGTTACAGGAAACCCTGATGGATTGTTAAATGCTTGTTGTTGTTGCATTGCAACATTATTAGCCTGAACCATTGGATTACCACCACTAATTTGTGAAGGGTTTAATCCTCCAGCATTAGGCATATTTGCGCCTTGTGGTGTATATGTTTGTTGTGTTGGCTGTGGTGTTGTTTGTTGCATTTGTGTTTGTGCATACCCTTGTGTTTCTAAATACTGTTGTTTAGCCATCTTTCTTTGAGCAACCACTTCTGTATTAACTGCTGATGCTAATACAGCCTGCACATCTAATTGTATATTAGCATCTGTTATTGCACTAAATGTAGCGGTACAATCTGGATGAACTACCATTTCTCCGCTAGTACCTTGTGTTAATTTTAAAGAACTTAGCATTTTTGCTACTACTCTTTCTACAGAATCTTCTACTAACTTATCCAATGCCATTAAAAATCCTTCACCATGATACTCAAAGAATTCTTCAACGTGGTTAGTTTGTAATGTTAATAAATTGTTAGTGGCCTTAAATTGAGCCGCTCCTTGTGCTTCTATTTGTGAAGCAAGAGTTGAGTTACTTGTTCCTAATAATCCCATATTATTCTACCTCTTCTATTTCTTCTTCTTCCGCTTTTATTTCAGGTACTGCTGTACCCTCAGTCATTAGTTTAATTACTCTATTGTTTATTGCATGGCTTTCCATTGTTAATCTAAACAATTCGTCTTCTGCTGTTTCTACTGCCATTTGCGGAGGTTTGATTGTCCAACCAGTAGCGGCCAAACTCTCAATATCGGATTGCCTTAATGAAGTTAGCGGTGCAGATTCTAAAATTTTAGGCACTTTAGGCGTAGGAATATATGCACTAAAGGATAGGCCATGTTCTTCTGCTATCATTTGTTGCTCTAACATTTCATACTGTTTATGTAAAGCGGCATGTTTTTCACAATAAGTACCGCGCATTGGATAACCTTTCTTTACTTTGTGAAGTGGGATTGTTGGCCTCATTGGGTCACCCGCCTCCCATACCTTATGTGTTCCACAAACAACACATCTATCCCTAGTATTAAATTTAAACCCATAAGGTATCTTTAAGAAAGATTTCTTTTCTGGCCATAAAATAGTTACTAACTCTTTTAATTGCTTCTTCGGTTTTGTGCTTTTATACTCATATTGCATTACAGCCCCGGCTGCTCTTGCATACTTTATTGGTGGTAAAAACGCATTGCCTACAGCAGCGTTTTGTGCGCCAATTAAACTTGGTGGTTGGTATTGCATACTCATTGTTTTTTCTCCTCCATAAATAAATAATAATAAACGCCGCTTGAATGATTTATTGATTTCATTAGTAATCCTCTATCATTGTTGTTATTCCTCTATATACCATTTCTGAATCTGATTTTGCACTTACTATATATTTATGACATGGTATACCTTTATCATTTAATCTTTGCATTCCATCTTGAAACGTATCAAATATTGGGTGATTCATTATATCATCATAAGGATATTTATCTTTCCAAAGGTCAAATTTGTTTGCCCAAACTCCTACTGCTATTGGATATTCACTTGATTTCTTTTTATTTTTCTTGTTAACAATATCCCAATAAGAAGAAATAATACAATCTACTAAAAACTTCCAACATAATTGTTGTTCTATATCTATATGTTTTGCTAAATGTCTATCGTCTATCATAAATATAATATATTTTACTTTTCTTGATTTCATATCTTGAAGCCACTCACCCCAATATAGACTTTCTCCCCCAATATCTGATGTTTTAATTGTATGAATATCTCCATCAATTTTAATTGTTTTTCTTAATGCTCTTTCTCTTCCAACTGTTCGTTGTTTGATTTCTGGCACATCTCCTCTAGTTCTTAATTGATGATGTAATGTTGTTTTTCCTACTTGTGTAGCACCATATATTCCAAAAGCATGAGGATTTATCTTTTTCCATAAAATTCCTACTTGTTCAATAACAAGAATTATAAAACCCGTCATTACAGACATTATGTATCCCTCATACTAAATGATGAATAAAGTCCCAAAAGCCCTCCCACATTGTTGTTACAGTATTGATACCCATCATAGCCAATATTTGACCTAATGCAAAACTCGATATACATCCTATAATTCCCCAAAAATAAAATCTAGCACGTAAGAACCAAACGTCTGCGGAATGCGCTCTTTGCATATCATATGCCAAAGAGGTTTCATCCATTCCAAAGGCTATAGCATCTAACATGTTTTCACTTACTGTTCAATTTCGGCTAAGAAAGATGGTGTTGTTGTTTTAGGCGTTTCTGCCACTGTTGGCTGTTGTTGTGCTGTGTATCCCCATTGTTGGTTATACTGTTGCAAACTTTGCCTAACCCTTTCTCTTTGCTGTTCATCTCTCGCCCTTTTTGTCCAGTATGCTGAAATGCGTCTATCTAATAAACTCATTTCGATATAGTCGTTTAAAGCAAGGTCAAAGACTGCTTTCATTACAAGTATTCCACCGATAGTCATCAATGAAAACACAGTTGCATGTGCATAATGAGAAAATGCTAAGAGATTCCCAAACTCTGCGTAAAAGAAAACGTTTACGCCACTAACTGCTCCAACGAACAGTATAGTCATTACTAATTTTGTATCTTTTTCTAACGCTGGCATTATTTCACCTAGTTATATTGAGCAGAAACTGATAATTGAACTTTAGTTCCTGCCCCACTAACTAGAACATATAACCCATCATTTACGATGGCCCCATGCATATCAAAGTCTAGATTTTCTCTAACTGCTCCAACATTAACTCTTTGAATTAACTTTCCATTAAAGGCTGATGCACCTGCACCATCAATAAAATCAACAGTCATTGCTGTTGTTTGATTATTGCTTACTTTAAGTGACATAATTCTTGCCTTACCAGTTAATAGTTGTTTAGCCTGTCTTCCTGCAACACTGTTGATAGTGCCATCTGTCGAACCAAAAACGTGCATTTTGCTTGTTGCTGAACCCAAAGTCATTTTACAATCTCCCCTCCTGTTTCACTCTAAACACGGTTCCCTTATTAAAGTTCGGAATCCTTTGTAGGCTTCTTAGCCTTTGGTGCTTCTTTCTTAGGTTCTTTCTTTTCTTCAATTGGAGGTTTTAACTCTTCTTTTTTAGGTTCCTTTTTAGCAGCAGGTTTCTTTGCTGGTGTTTTCTTTGCTGGTGCCTTCTTTGGTGTAGTCTTTCTACCAAATCTGGATGCTGCTTTTGGGAATGCTTTTTCTAAAGCCTCGTCTAGCCCCTGCCCGCCAAACTCCCTGTTTAACTGTCTAATGTGAAACTTGCGGTTCACTTTACTCAAAATCTCTTTATCTTCTGCATCTAATTTTATTTCCCAATCTGATGCGCCCATGTAAGTTAAAGCGTGAATCGGATGTATGTCTATGGTTTCTCCCCTCTTACAAGACATATCTTTAATCATTGAAATCTTAGGTTGATTTCCTATATATTTTATTTTAGCCATATAATCACCTTGTCGTGACCAATGACCCCCCGAAGGGGGCCAAAGGCCACATTACTACTCTTATTTAGAGTATTCCATAAACACGAACTCTAACAGTCGTATCAGTGATGTTTCCGGTTGCTGCTGCATTTGTCCCATCCATTGCTGTAAACAGCAAAGCAAAACTTGTACCACTTTCGTAAGCACCTGCGGCAGATACTTCCACGTCCACATCATAGGTTGCTGGGGCTTGATTACCCGTTATTAACACTGCATTGATACTGCTTAATCCAAGTGAAGCAGCAGTTACTACTTCTCCACCGGATGTTGCCTCAGTTACTACTAAAGCAGCATCAACAAGGTATTCATCACCATGTACTCTTGGTGTGGTCATACCTTTATGGTCTTTCAACAACGTTACTGTGTGTGCCATGCTTAATCACCTCATGCACTCGTTATGTTAGTTATCTTACCTTGTCCCTTGAAGAAAGAACACCCGGTTTCAGCAATGGTTCTATACATTGCTTGGTTTCCAAGGGTTCCAACACCGAATGGGTTTCCGTTGTCAATTCCGTCCTCAAAGTATTCAGTTGGCTTCATAACCGATAACCAGAGATGGTCTGTATCTAGAATAAGCATGTCGCTTAACTTGTTAGAACCTTGTCCGGTCTTAGGCATGTCCTTGCATGGAATCAAGGGTATGTCGTAGTATGTCGCTACTCTGAATCCTACCTCAGAACCCTTTACTCCCCTAACGCCGCCATGAGTGGGGATAATTTCCTTTCTATCCATAAACCTCTCTTGGCTCTGTAATAGGTCACCTAGATGCTGGATAGTATCATACCCAGTTAGGATAACCTTGGGGCTTCCTCCATTTTCCCTTATTCGCCTTAACATAGCGTTAAGGATGGTTAGGGTTAAAGGCCTTGCATCGTTTGAACCATAACTGTCACCATAGTCTACTTCTGCGTCCATAAAGGATTCATTGAACGCATTGTCAGCACCAATTTGTCTGTCTGTGTTTCCAAACAGTGTAACTAATTGGTTAATGATTCCACCGCTTGTTGATGCTCCGGTGTCTATCATGCTTGCATCCTCCATAGCCTCAATCTCCTTTGAAGAAGCCACTATCTTAAACAAAGAAGTATAGTTTGCAGTTACATCTATTACAGAAGAACCGTCAGTCTGGTCATAGTTCTCAAGAGGCATTAATAGCATCTTGTTCTGTGCTTCAGCGTGATGCTTACCCATATCCTCACGGATTAAGGCTCTTAAATCACCAACGCCATCATCAATCTTAGCCATCTCTAAAGCCAGTTCTGTGAACTCAAACATGTGAGCAACAGTTTTCGGGCTTGTAAAGAGAGTGGTGTAAGTGGGTGCAATTGCAGGAATATCGGTTATTAACCTTGCATTCTCTGTTACACCACCAATCTTATCAATTCGTGGTGCGCTTCCACCTTGAGCACCTGTTCCAGTACCTGCACCTGAGTTAATTGTTGCAAATTGGCTTCCAGAACCACCTTCTGGCCTAGCAGTCATTATTCTCCACCCACTAGAAGTATAGGGTCTCTTTGAGAGCATAGCCAGTGCGTTAACCTCTTGGTTAAGCATTGACCAAACTTTCTTTCCATATACAACGTTGTATAGGTTGCCAAAACTGGCTACTGTTCCTTGTGGGGTTTCAGTACCGCCGTGTCCGGTATGTAAACCAGCAACGATACCTGCGCTCTTTAACAGGCTATTACCGCCCATACCGCCCCTACCACCGTAGGTTGCGGCCTCTAAATCTTTCATGGTTTTAACATAATTTGTTGCCATTCATTTCACCTCTCATACTCCGCAACTAGATTGTGTATTTCTCCCCAAGACATCTCAGATACGTCAATATCTGGGACTGAAATGGTTTGAGACTTAACAATCTCATCATTCGTGGTTTCTAGGCTCTTTCGGAGAGTAGCGAACTCCTCTCTTAATGCCTCAACCTCATTCTTTGCGTCATATTCGTTCTTTAAAACATCAGCCTTTCGTACTTCTGTTTCATGCTTGAAGCGAGCCTCAAATTGCTCCTTCAACGAGTCGTATGCCATCTTTTCAAGTTGTTCTGCCTTGAAAGCATCATACGCCTTTTCTACATTAGCAGTAGAAAGGTCTAAAGTAGCGAATTCCTCATTATTCCACTCCTTATACAATGGGCCTACTTGCGGTGCTTGGGGTAGTTTCTTGCCTGCTGATTCCTCGCCTGCTAATCCTCCCTCAACAAAGCCTTCTGGCCCAGTCCTTCCTTTTGCCTCCGAATCGTAGTTAGACATACTAACCTCCGATTCGTCTTCATCACTACCCATATCGGCCATTGCCATTTCATTGTCAGGCTTCTTATAGTCGCCTGCTTCCTTTTCCTCATCAGTATCCATACTTTCGTATGAAGTACCCATTGAAGATGCTTTGGCTGCTTCCGCATCAGGGTCTTCTTCTTTTTGGAGTTCATTAACTTGCTTCATCAGCGCATTAATTTCTTCCAACGTCTTTTCCAACTTATCACTCATTGTATCACGTTCCTCCTTTAAAATATCAAACTTTGCTTCTGGGTTTATTCCTTTCTCACAAATCGTTACTTCATGGAGTTCTAACTTATCTATCTCATTATAGTCGCCTAATTCATTACTAGACTTTTTTCTTTTTGATAATGCTTGTCCACCTATACTAAATGAACGGAGAGTACCTTTTCTAATACCTCTTGAAATTTCTTTTGCCTTTTCTATATCATCTCGGAGTTTAATAACAACATAAAAGCCGACATCATCAACATGGGTTTTGTGTAAAGTACCATGTTTGTCTCTATATTGTTCTATTACCTCCCCGACCTGAACATTTGAATGGTTTGACATTACATTTCTGTATTTCTTTTCTCCCATGTATTTCTTTACTGATTCTTCTAATGCGGATAATGTTATTAAATCATTTTGTTTGTCTACTACTTCTATAGATGCATACCCACCAATAACTAATTCATCAGATTTTAATATGTTAAATGCTCCATCTGTATCAGATTTCAGTAAAACCGCTTCCGGCATGAAACCACTTCCTCAATTTACTATATGAAGTCCACGCTATTCGGGGATTTGCATGGTTAATTTCTTAAACCTATCCGTAGATAAATCCCACTTACCCTTGTCTTCTTTTATATCTAGCATCTCTTGCTTGTATCCTGTCCAAACTAACCATGTATCTTCTTCATTGACAGGTACAACCCTAAAGTGAAGTCTAGTGTCAAACTTGTCTCCATCTATTCTATATTCGTGATAACCGTCCTTTTGAACACCTAGTTCAATCTTCCCCTTATCTAGTAACTTCTTCCCCTTTATCCGAGTAGCAATTTCTGCTGGAAATTTACCAGCCTTTCCAAACAAATTGAATATATCTTCTGTGTCTTCAATGTCAATATTCCAAGCCTGTCTAGTCTTATTGACTTCAAACACTAAAGTAATATTATCGTCTTCAGTAGTCATTAACCTAAAGGTTCCAACTCTACTTTCTTCTTCATCTGTGTTTTTAGAAATATGGTTAGAATTAAATGTAAATTTTTCACCGGCCATAGGTATAAACTCATCTTGGTCATTCATCCAATTTTTCAATGTTTCAGCCCTATTGTCAAATAAATCCATAGAGTTTTCCTTTGTGTCTGGGTGCTCCTTAACAAATTCTAAAATTTCTTTTGTTGGTACACCTTCTTCATTAGGGTCTTTTTCTTTTAAGAATTGTTTAATTGCATTTCTAGCATCAGAAGATTTTGTTTTATTTATTTCAGTAATTTGGTCTTTCCAAGAATCCATATCTGCTAGAGCATTCTTTTCCATTAATGCATCTCCTTCAAAACCATAAATAGTAAATCCTTCATAATTACCTTTTAGTATTATTTCTGCTTCTCCATGAATACCATCTGTTATGATATACTTCTCAAGTGCTTCTTGAACATCATAGGCTAGTGATTTTCTACTATCCTTTGCTAATAACTCTAATGTGATTAATTTCTCTGGGGCTTCTACTTCTGGTATTTCAATAACTTTAGCAGAGAATAAACTATAGCCCGTTCCTTTACGCTTTACCTCATCTACCTTTACTCTAATGATTGCACCTACATCAACATTTTCTTTAGTGTTTAATGCTTTACCAACAGGTAGATATGTTTTACCATCTATTTCTTCACCACCATGTTCTCTTGTTTCTTCACCACTCAACGGGCCAACACCAACAGTATAGGAATACAAGTTAGATTTAGTTTTCTTTTTGTTCAAAACAATAACATCTAAATCAACAAACTTCTTCCATTTAATCCACTTGGGGTTTTTCTTATTACCTATGTAATAAGTAGATTCTATATCTTTAATTACAACTCCTTCTGAGGTTCTTGATTGCATAATATCTTCACTATATTTTTTAACCTCTGCCAAAGAATCAGCAATGCGAGTATTCTTTTTATTTGGGAAACTTAATTCATCTGATGACTGTTGAGAAAATTGATAGAACAAAATGTTTATTCTTTCTCTAAGTGGGTCATCAGCAATATTCTTATCTTCGTGATGCATTATATCAAAGACTCTTGCCTTTAGTTTAGCATCTTTATATTTATTCTTAAATAGATGTGCGATAGTATCTGCTCTATGTAGTGGTTCATCTTTATCATACAAAATTAACTCTGCATCTAATATTAAATCACCAAATTGTTTAGCCTTTAATCTTTCAACAACATCTTTACATTTTTTTGTTATGTCTTTTTCATTATAGGTATAGATTTTGATGTTCTCATCCATCTTGTGTATTTGTATTCTGATTCCATCGTATTTCTCTTGAACCACCCACTCTCCACTAAACCCTTTTAATTCTTTTATATCATTTATTTCAAATATTCTATACATTGGTTTGTTAGGAACTATAAAATCTATTTCTGCTTTTTCTTCGTCACTTTTCTTTAAATCCATAGCAATTAGTTTCTGCCAATTTTCTTCTGTGTTTCTCTCTAGATATACCTTTTCTAATAATTCTAATGCTGGCCTAAACTTTGGTTTTACCTTTGATGTGTCAACGTCATCACCATAGTGTTCTATAATGTATGTAGTAATGTCATCCAATGCTAAGTCTAGCCCCACCGCACCTTCTGTGATGGTATCGGGAGAAAGCCCATTTTTCTCCCAAGATTCTTCATCAATACTATGCGCGTGTGACCGTAGGGCATAGTGTATGAATATAGCATATATAGAGGGCTTCGATACTAAATTTTGTATGACTTTATCCCCCATTTGTTTAGCAAACGGGTCATTCAATTCATCAGAATTAAAGCGCAGAGTTTTGATTTGTTTCCACAAATCTCTAGCCTGATGAGATTCTGGATTCATTACTTCTTTTTGGAAAACTATCTTTTCATCAAGATACTTCTTCATTTCTCTTGAGAAATCATTTAGCCCATCAAAATCTTCTCTAATTCTTTTAATTGATTTTTGCCAATCCTTTGCAAAACCTTTAGGGTCTTCTCTTGCTGATAAATAATTATATCTAACGTCTTCATAGAAGTTTAGGACACGCTTCGCTAACGAAGGTTTCTTCTTATCAAAGACACCAGATAGGGGCATATTTACCCCTCTATTTCATCTCTTATCTTTGTCTTCTCTTCATCGCTTCCCTTTGCATCAGGAACCTTAGTGGCCTTTGGTCGGCTTAACTTAACGGTCTCACCAGTTAAATCATCCTCGTTGAAATCATCCTTGTTACCAAGTAATTCAACAGCCTTTTCAGTTGCCTTTAGCAGAAGTTCTGCTATCTTTTCTTCTTTTGTTACTTTTTCTGGCATTAATAACCACCTTCCAATTTACTCATCATTGCACCGATTTCATCCCAATCCATCTTAGCAATAGCATCTACATCTGTGGCAGTATCACCAGCAGACATAACTGGAGTAGGAGTATCTACAACAACATAACCTGATTTCATTAACAGGTTGTCTTTATCATAAACTGCTCTTTCCAGTTCATTTACTTTGTCAACTAATGTCTTTAACAACATTAACATTTCACTTTCGTCACTCATCTTTCTCATCTCCTAAATCGCCTTTACTCTTTGGATATACCATCCCTCGTAATTGACGATATAGAATCTCATAGTCCTTTCTCATTTCAGCAGCCCTAGCAACCAAATCAGTATTTCTTTCTTCAAAGGAATTCATTTTCTTTTGCATTGATTTTGATTTATTAGTATCTAGAGTATTTAATTCATCTAGTAAATCTCCTAGTTTAGTAAAGTCTTGACCCATATATTCACTAGGTTGTACGGACTGTAATACCTTTTTAATTTTCTTTTTTTGTTTAGGCGTTGCCTTATCTAGCATAGGGCTGTTTGCCTTTCTTAATATGCGTTCCCATGTCATTTACCATACCTCTCATTTAATTCTTTTACTTTAGCCCTTAGTTCATCAATATTCATACCCGGTGTTATTCTAGTAGGTTCTGTCTTTTTTCTTTCTGCTGCTACTTGTTCCATAAATTCATCTACTTCAGCAGTATCTTCTTGTTCTGGTTTTGCACCGGGTCTATCATCCATCTTCTTTCTTTGTAATCTGCGCCTCAACTGTTCTTGTTTCTTACGCTTTTCTTTAATTTCTTTAATCATTGTTTTTCTATATTTATTATAATCACTTATACTTTCTTTAATATTTTTATATTGTTCCTTAAATTCTTTTTCTTTCTCAGTCATATCATAAGATACGTCATCAGAGATAAATGTTTTTTCTTGTAACATTGCACTAAGAGCATTTGCTGCTTTGAAATAATTTAAAATCCTATCATATTCTTCTTCTAATTTATATATTTCTTTAAGATATTTTTTACCCCTTAGACTTTCAAAATTCGCATCTGGATTATCTTTTATACGTTGCCAATCAGAAACCAATTCATCTTCTACTTTAGCAGAACTCCATTCTCTTTGTATTGTTGTTTCACCAGCATCATCCTTAATTTCTAAATCTCTAATAAATCGCCCGATGGTTTTGTCCCATGACTCATTTAATGTCTCATTTATTTTTTCTGATAATCTAAGGAAATCTTGTTTAGTTTGTTGACCTTGGAATCTATATTTACCTTGGTTTACTAACCTAACTAAATCAACCACTGTTAATTTTCTTTGGTCTCTTAATAATTCAT